ATACAGGCAGACTGGTGGTAGGCCGAAGCGTCCCATGGAGCTTACGACCATCACCTATTACCAGGTTTCCGGCGTCGCAGGCTTGCTTGCGGTGGTTCGTTATACCGCCTATAACCCTGACGGATTGCCCGAAGCGATCTGTGAAGATTCGTATCAAGATACGCCTGAGGAGTTCTGCAGGCTTGAGGCCGACATAGAGAAAGCGTTAAACGGCGGCATCGATACATCGATAATCAGTGCTTATGAGGCGGACTTTTTTCCCGTCATCTTCCACTACTTGGCTATTTAAGCTGCTACATTAGACAAGTCCACTGCCCTACTAGGCATGACCTACATCCTCGAAATCCAACACCGCGAGATCGTCCACCATCCATCAGGCTGGTTCGTCGAGTTTCAGGCCGTCATCGATGACGTTGTACAGACTTCCTGTGCAACTCTCTACGATCCACCGCAGTACGGCAGTGCTGTGTGCGAAGGCAGCATCATGCTTGCCGACGACGATCCACTGCCCATGACTGACGCTGAGTTTGCTGAGCTAGCTGAAGACGTCAGTACCTGGACTCCTCTCAGTGCAGACCTCATCTGAAACCAACCATGAAAACTACCGACATCAACCAAATGTCCATGCTTCAACTTCTCGATGCTTTCGAGACGCGCATGGAGCAGCTTCTTGAAGAAAACAGCAAAAAGTGGGAGCCAGATCAAGAACCACATTGGATGACCCACACTATCGAGCACGAAATCCTGCCTCTTGTTAGCGAGCTTGCTAACTGGGAACCGTCAGACGACGAGATCGTTGCTAACAATCCATGTGGTACGCCTTGGCACGATGGCTGCAGATGATCTAGTTAACTCACCGGCCCACTACACACAGGGCCGGTTTGAGGCGATTGATGTTATTGAAGATGTCATTCGCCACGCACCAGACCCCATCAGCGGTATGCTGCTTGGGAACACGTTGAAGTATCTGCTTCGCGTGTGGTTTAAGGCTTGTCCGCACCAGGACCTCTGCAAAGCACGGTGGTATCTGAATCGTCTGATCCAGCATCTGGAGTCAGAGGAAGCGGCCAAGCTTCATCAACAGCTTCAAGACAACCCATCTCCTTTTGATGACCCTTTGCAATGATCACACCGCGCTTCGACAACTCGCTCCACGATCTTCCCGCTGACAAGAAGATCTTTTTTGCTCGCACTGAGGCTGGCTGGTATCTCGACGATTCCGGCTGGTACGCACCAGATGGGACTCATGAGTCTCACTGGCAAGGCGAATTTCCTGAAGAACACCTTTTCTAAATGACTTACGAAGTTTTTCATGGCGTCCAGCATCTTGACAAGATCATGGCGTCATCGACCATTGCGTTCGACACTGAAACGCTCCAGCTACAACCAGAGCAGGGCAAGTTGAGGTTGCTGCAGTTTGGCTGCGGCATTGCCAAGACGATCGTTCTTATCGATCTGTTCAACACAACCGACGATGAGTGGGAGCGCATCGACCAGTTCTTTGAGAACGGTGATCGCCACTGGATCGCGCACAATGCTGTGTTTGATTTGGGCTGGTTGCAGGAGTGCGGTTTCAAGCCGCATGGCAAGGTCTATTGCACCATGCTTGCCAGCAAGCTGCTCAATAACGGCATTCCTAATGTCAAGCATGGCTTAGCTCACTTAGCTAAGCGGTATCCTGAGCAGGACATCTCGAAGGAGATGCAGGCGTCTGACTGGAGCGCACCAGTCCTCAGCAAAGAGCAGCTTGATTACGCAGCTAAGGATGTTGAAATCTTGCTTGAGCTGGATGATGTGCTGCCAGGCTTGATTGCTTCTGCTGCTTTAGACCCTGCTTATTCGCTGGAGTGCAGGGCGTTGCCGGTGATGGCGCACATGTGGCGTATTGGTTTGCCCTGGAATCGTTCCAGTCTTATTCAACTGCGGGAAGATTATGAGCACGACATTGCTGCGATGTCTAAGGACTTTCTGTTTGAGTTGGATGCGGCTTTGCCGGATGATGACAAGCTCCCGCGTGAGACGCCCCAACGATTGGACTTCTTGCGAGCAAAGGTTACTGAGATGGGACACGATGACGAAGATTACGAAAAATGGTATTCCGAGATCGATTCTCTTGAGACTCAGCCCACGGTCTTTAATTTGCGTGCCAAAGACGAGGGTTCTATTCGCCTCGGGACGAAGAAGCGTAAAGGGTTTAATCTCAATTCGCCAAAACAGCTTCTGGAGAAGTTCACGGTAGTTCTGGGTCAAGAGCCGGTTGATAACAAAACTGGTAAACCTAGTGCCAGTCGCGCTGCTTTGCAGGCATATGCGGCGGACCACCACGTCGTCCAAACCTATTTGGCTTGGAAGAAGGCTGAAAAACGCCGTCAGATGGTGGACTCGATCTTTGAAAAGCTTGACTCCGATGGTTTTGTACGTGCCAGCTATATGCAGCTCGGGGCCGAAAGCGGTCGCATGTCCTGCATCAAACCCAACAACCAGCAGATCCCGAGGGATGAGGACTTTCGTCGTTGTGTTGAAGCTCCTGATGGCTGGCTTCTTGTGGATGCTGATTTTGGTCAGATGGAACTTCGACTGGCTGCGGCGGTCGCGCAAGACGAACGCATGATCCAGGCGTTCCAGGACGGCGAAGATCTGCACACCGTCACAGCTGAGGCCATTGGCTGCACTCGGCAGATTGCTAAGTCAGCAAACTTCGGCCTGTTGTACGGCAGTGGTGCGAATGGACTGCGGAACTATGCCGCTGGTGTTGGCATCACCATGACGCTTGAGGATGCTGCTCAGATTCGGCAGCAGTGGTTGGACACGTACCAGGGCATTGCCAAGTGGCAGCGCCAAAATGCTGAGATTGCTGAAGAGACGCACGGTAACAAGTGGGCCGAGATTCGCATTCCTAAGTCCAACATGCGGCGGTTTCTGCCGGGTGATATGAACCGGCTGACGGTGAGGTGCAACACACCGATCCAAGGCGCTGGTGCGGCCATCCTTAAATGCGCTCTCGGTAATCTTTGGCCTGAGTTGGTTGAGGCTGGTGAGCTTGAGGCCAAGATTGCGGCCTGTATCCACGATGAAATTTTGATGCTTGTTGTGGAGGACAAAGCCGAAGCGTGGGCTGCCAAGCTAAAACGAATAATGGAGGACGCTGAGGCGCAGTGGTTGGGTGACGTCCCACCGCTCGCTGAGCCGTCAGTCGGTAAACGCTGGTCGGAGATTCACTGACATGGTGAGCATTCATCACACGCCCCAGGGCTGGAGTCTTGTCGTCTCTGAAAATCTGGGCTACTACACTTCGCTTGGGGATGTGATGGATGCCGCTTATGCGACCGTTAACGGGACGGCAGATCATCATGCGGTATCTGCAGTACGAAATCGCGCGTGCAACCACTGCGGATCTCCAACGCGCTGCTGAATTCTTAGAAGGTGCCAGGGAGATTCGGCGCGGTTGCACTAAGCAACGGCGTGAGTCTCGTGAGTCTCAGGCGCAGGGGTGGCGGAAGCATGTGGATGATTCGATTGCTTGGTAGCACATTGCTAGACTGTTGACTAGCAATGAGAAGACAAGTTGGCGATCAAACACGGTAATAAGACGTATTTGCAGATCTTGTTGGATCCGCATCGCGCTGAATTGCTCATGAATCTGGCTGAGGGGTTGAAGGTACGTCCCACCAGCTGGATTCGTGATGTTGTTTAAGGAGCTGGAGCGTTGTATTCCGTCGCAGGCGTATGAGAAGGCGCTTGAGGCGGATAAAGCTGCGTGGCAGGATTCGGTGCGGCGGCGTGTTGAGGGCAGAGCGAGACTCAAAAAAGACGTTCCAGACAGCTGACAAGTTTGCTTGCAGTTTGCGGTTATTGTGCTATTTTGGGCTCGCCGCAAATAACACCATGCGCTACGCTCTTTCAATCTCAAACAACATCTATTTAGCGGCTTGCTATGAAGCCACGGGTAGTGGAATCATGATGACAGACAAGCCGGAAGATGCTTGTTCTTATGTCACCTTGGACAAAGCTTTGGCGGTAGCTGCTGCCATAGCACCTAACTTGGGCAAAGTCCCTTCCGTCGTGGAAGTCAACTACTGAAAATGGAAGGTTTCAGCGCG